TGATAGCCGCCAGCTCCACCAAGACAATAAGCACCAAGATAGGACTGCAACCAAGGATAAACGTCAAAAACATTGTTCACATTGCCAGTAGCAAGACTAGCTTCGTTGTATTTAACCTTTAAATCACCCATTTCAACTTCTTTTGCAACACCTTCTGTGCCAGTATTTCCTGTCATCGCATCTGTATCATTAGCTAACGCTCTTGCTAATTCATACTGTGCATACTTGATTTTTGCAGGAATTAACGTACAAGCAAGCTCAACATCATCAACTTGAAAGTTATTTCTAGGCCATTTTAATGCTTGTGCTTCGTCACATCTATCACCATAAAAATTAAGACTATCAATCCAGCGACATGCAGAAATTAATGCCCGATTTTTTTGATCATCTGTTTTATTTGTCCACGTTGAATCATCAGGAGAAGTTTCAAAGTAACTATTGGCTTCTGCCAATGTCACATAGCTATTGGAGCTTTCTCCTTTCAAAGTGGCGTGAATAGTTGCTGCCACGTTTATCTCTCAAACATTGTTCTTATTGTAGCGTCATAAAAAACCCCCACCAAATAAATGATGAGGGCTTTTATGCAGATCTATGGAAGATCAAACTTAAACTAAATCAAATAGTAGAAGTATCAAGTGGTGTATTAACAGTGATCTGAACAGCAGGGATCAAATCGATGTCATAGGTAGCACTCCAGTTACCAGCAGTCGCTAGATCGCTGTTATTTGGATTGTCACCAGCAGCTCCCCACTTAGTACCCATAACGTGATACGCAGTGTGGTAGTCAACAGAAAGTACATCCTGTTTCGACAAGATGTTCCTATCAGCCTCTATCCGAAGATCTTGCTGAACACCTTCCATAATTGTGCCGCCCTTAATCAAGTAGCAGTAGTACTCGGTGATATGACCTGAAGTACCAGGAGCAACTGTATTAACAGCTTCATCAATAATGACGTTACAACCAGCAAACTGACCAACTTCTCTGGCTCCCACGCCAACTCCACCGCCACCCCACTGGATTCCAGTTCCAGTTGAAAGTGCAGAAGTAGAGAATGTCAACATTCCTACCTGATACAAGTAGTAAGCAACATTAGGGTGAACAATAAGAAGATTTGGCTCTTCGCCTCTTTCTCCTAACTTTGCTCTAGCTTGTGAAACTGTAGAAGCAGTTAGATAGTTAGCTTCAGCAGCACCAGAAGATGCAGCTTTCGCAACGTCTAAAGCGTTACCACTTAAAGCAGTACCGAATAGACCAGCAAGTTGTGAGAACAAACGAGCGTTGTTCAACTTGTTGATTGCATCAGCTAACTGATTGCGGATTGCAAGCATTGGATCTTCACCAGCAGCAAGCATTGCAACATCATCAACCGCATAAGCAAAACCTCTGTGGCAGATAGATGCAATCTGTGTTGCAGTTCCAATCTTTTGTGGAGTTAAATATCCAGCAGAACTTGTTCCCCAAGTCGCTGTTCCACTCATGATCTCTTCTGTTGGAGATACAGGGTTGAACTCAGGAACTTGGATACGAGTACCGCCTTCTTTTGCATCAAGGAAACTGTTTCTTACAACAGCACCACTTTTTACAAATTGACTACGCTCTTTAATTGCCTCTTGTACATAACGAGACAAATTATTTCTCTTTACGATGTCTGCTAAAAGGACACCGCCAGAGTAATTCTGAAATGGGGCTGCCATTCCTTCCTCCTAAGAATTACGGTTTAGTTGCCTAAGTCACGGACTTAGAAATAACACCCTCAAATCACGGATCTTTAAGTGTTACTGAGATGCCTCTTTTTGCAGCACGGCTGCTAAATCAGGGTCTTGATTAGATAATATCATTTGTTGCGTGAGATTGCCCGTCTTCCAAGGGTTCTCTTGCCCTGGGGCAACGTTAGATGCAGGACTAGGTTTTGCACCCATGCCAGCAGCACTACTTGCCTTAAAATGATGCTCCCATCCACTACCAGGATTCTTTAAGTTATTAATATACGTTCCTAAATCTTGTTCAACGCCACCATTTAAAATAACAGTCCGACCATCACTACTTTTTTGCAATTTATCTTGCAATAAAGAAAGAGTTTGATCAGCACTAATTGCCCCTGCATTACTTAACGCAGATAAAGCAGTATTTCTAGTAGCAGCGTTCTCAGTAGAACGTTTTAACTCATCAATTTGTGTTTTTAAAGCACCAATCTCTTTATCTTTTTCTTGTGCTGTTTTGTTAGCGTCTTCCCAAAGAGGTTTATACATTCCTTGGTCTTCTAACGCTTTTTTTCGGTCATCATAATATTGACCTATTTTACTTTTAGCGTTTTGGAACGCTTTTTCCTTTTCTTGTACTTCTTGATCTTTACGAGCAAGCTGTTCTTTTAAAGCTTCAAATTCAGCTAAAGGAACAGTAGGGACTTCGGGAGTTTTTGGAGTTTCAGAAGCAGCCACGGGCTGTTCTTCAGAAGTCACGGACTCCTGCTGAATTACTCTTTCTTCCATATTTATTCAGTAATAGCAGTTTTAGATTCGGTTTTTGGTGCTGCTTTAGCCTTTGGAGCTGGAGTTGAAGCTGGTTTTGACGAAGAAGCAGGAGGATTGATTTCCTCAAACCTCATTTTTTCGATTGGCATGAAAAATAATGCACTTATCTAATATTCTAGTCTATTAATTATTCTGGGCTTCATTTGCTGTAGGTAGAACCTCACCTTGAACCAAAATATCTCTAAATTCTTCTCTATCAATCACGTTTTGATCAAACAAGGAAGTTAAAGCTGTTATATCTTGTCCTATTAGCCTATCAATATCAAAATCACGACTAATTTTGATCTCTGGTGGCTCTATTCCCAAATAATTAGCAGATAAATTAAATGCTTTTTGCATTTTTTGCTCTAAATCTAACGAAACCATCGAAAGCATGGAGTTAGTATCCACCCGATCCAACCTTCTCGCATCCGCCGATTCTGCCACGAATTTTTGTTGCGATAACGTGCTAATGCCGAGCGTTGCCATTTGTGATTGTAATTCTTGGATTTCAGCCGCTTGTGCTTCAAATGCACTCGCTGCTGGTTCCACGTAATAAACTTTGTTGCCTGGTTGGGTCGCCATTGCGTAGTTGACGCTGATTGCCATGTCTTTCGTTTGGTCATCCCATCCCTCCATAACAAGTAATGGCTGTGAAGCAACGTGCAAACTATGAATCAAGTCAGCTTGACGTTGAAAATGTGCCAAATTTAAATAAGCAATATCTAATAACGGTGGTTTACTAGTCATCGTGTCTGTTTTCCCTGCATAAACAGTCACTAAAGGTATTTCTCCAAGTGAAAAATCACCTGATTCGACTAATTCATACTCTTGTTCACCAGAAGGAGAGTCAAAATTGCCTGCAAACGCATCATCTTCCGTGTACATGTCTTTTGTTGTCTCTTTTCTACGATAAATCTTGTATTCTCCTGGCTCAATCACCCTAATTTGATCATAAACCTTCTCACCAAACTCCCCTGTAGGAACAACAGCCTGTTCTGCAATTCTTACTTGTATTAATTTCCCATAATTTACTTCTCTATCTAATCTCCAACCACAAATTTTAGATGGATCAATCTCAATCCAATAAGGTCTACGGTTTTGATTGCGTTCTTCTGCAAGACTTATTGCTCCTGTAGGTGCAGGAAAATCAACAAGGGTATTGCTATGCCCATATGTCAAAGCACAAATAAGATTTCTTCTCGCATATTCATCTAAATCTGATCCACAACCATCAACATCCTTAACAAAAACATCAGTCCAATATGGATCACCAATAACAGTAATTGGTTTTCTTAAAATTAATCCTGTCGCAGCTCTTATTAACCTTTGCGTATAAGGAGAAAAAACAGAACGGTTAACTCTTGATAAATATGCGTCATAATCTTCCCTTGGCTCTAATGGTAAAAACGCTTCCGAATTTTCTCGTAAATATTCCGTTCCATAAGTCACAGCTTTCATTATTTCCCACCCTTTTGTCATATCTAAAACTGCTCTAGTTTTAGAAAATGGATTATCACCCCCACCTAGATAGGTCTGGCTAACAATATTTGTACGCAATGCCCCTGGCATAGAGTATGTCATCTAACTTTTAACAAATACAACATTGTTTGTATTCTAAGCTTTATTAGCTTTATTTCCCTTTTTTCTTAGGTCTTCCCTTCTTACTGCCATAAGAACCTTTCCCAGTTGGCATAAGTCTTAGTAAATTCTGTACCCAGTTTGACCTAAAGTTTCAGGTTTTGCCAAGTTAAATTGTTGTAAACATAAGTACCCGAAAGCATCAAAAGCGTGATCAACACCAAGATTTTTATTCGGTAAACCTGTA